AAATATGAACGCACATGTTACGCAAAATCGGTTAAAAGAATTGTTAGATTATTCTGTTGAAACTGGATTGTTTAAATGGAAGATTGCACACAGCAGAAGAGTTCATGTTGGTGATGTTGCTGGCTCTCTGTCGCCTAAAGGCTATGTTTTGATTGGCGTTGATGGTTGTGTTTATAGGGCGCATAGGCTTGCATGGCTATATGTTTATGGAGAATTTCCTAAACTTTACATTGACCACATAAACCGTATAAAAACAGATAACCGTATTGATAATTTGCGAGATGTAAGCATTGCTGTAAATAATGAAAATAAAAATAGTTCGTCAATTTACAAAAAGTCTTGTAATGTTTTAGGCGTGTCTAGAGAAAAGAATCATAGAAGATGGAGAGCCGTTATTACCATTAACAAAAAGCAATTTCACATTGGCTACTTTGACACTATTGAAGAGGCTGAAGCAGCTTATGTTGCCGAGAAAAGAAAATTGCATGTAGGATGTACTATCTAATAGAAAGAACATATGGCAAAAAAACCCCGTCATATTCTTGGCTACTTAAATGACCCAAACTCATGGAGCAGGGAAGCGTTTGAGACTGCCATCCGCGCAGAAGTCGAAGGCTCGACTGGCGCTCTCACGGCTTCTGATGAACTGCTCATTGGCACATTGGTGCTGACCGTTGACAGTTTGCTGACAGCCGAAATTAACATCCGTGAGCAAGGTCACACATTCCAGTACAACTCTGGTGAAGCGACTGGTCCTTGGTACAAGATTCGGACTGAGATGGCTGACAAAGCCGTGAAGATTCTTGCGGAGCTTGGATTGGTTGCCCGTGGCAGACCAAAGATTACTAACAAAGTGACTGATGTAGATGAGTTATTCGCCACAGCTTGAGTCAGCGTTTAAGTACGCCATCAGCGTAGTTCGTGGGGATATAGCAGCATGTGAGGATGTCAAACTGGCTTGCCAGAGATTCCTTGACATGGTTGAGCGCAAGGATGCGCCTTATGAATTTATCTCTGACAAAGCCGAACACATCCTGAAGTTTGTTAAATTCTGCCGGCATGTTAAAGGTCCAGATGCTGGCAAAGCTATTGAGTTGCAGCCATTTCAGATTTTGTTCTTGGCTGGCATCTATGGCTTTCGGGCAAAAAATGATGTCAACACTCGTTGGACTACAGATGTCATTTTGTTTGTTCCCCGCAAATCAGGGAAAACCACTATAGCGTCTATTATTGCGCTTTATGAGTTGCAGTTTGGCGATGCTGGCGCAGAGGTGTTTACTCTGGCTACCAACCGTGACCAAGCGTCTATTTGTTTTGACTCATCCAAGGCTATTGTCGAAGGCATGAAAGCGGAGTTGGCGGCTAAGTTCATTGTTTACCGCAGTGAGCTAAAGAAAGCTGGCGACTCCACTTCTACTTACCGTGCGCTATCCCGTGAGAACAGGAAAACTGGTGACGGTAAAAATCCTTCTGTGGCAATGATTGACGAAGCTGCTCAGATTGTGGAGAGGTCCAGTATTGAGGTTTTGCACTCAGGTATGGGTGCTAGAAAGAACCCTCTGCGGATGTATTTGACTACTGCCAGCTTTACCAAAGAGACAAAGTTCTATGAGGATTTGAACCATTTCCGGTCTGTCCTGCGTGGTGCTGCTGGTGACAATTTCCGGTGGTTTGGTTTGCTGTATAGCATTGACCCGGGTGACGAATGGAGCAACCCTGATGTCTGGGGCAAAGCCAATCCGATGTTGGGTGTGTCGGTTACTACAGAACACATTCAACACATGGCGGAGGAGGCTTCTGCCAAGCCAGCCAGCCTAAATGAGTTTCTGTGTAAGCAGTTAAATATTTATGTGTCTGCCAATGCAGCATGGGTGGATAGGCGCTTCTGGGATGAATCTGTTGCTGAAACACCACAAGAGAAACCTGAATCTACATTTATTGCTTTTGACTTGGCACACAGCCGAGATTTGAATGCTGTCTGTACTTTGCACAGATATGGCGAAGAAGATTTCTATGCCAAATTCCAGTTTTTCCTGCCAGAAGAGTCAATGGATTTTGTGCCAAACCATTACAAGCCAATTTACCTACAAGCTCAGAATTCAGGCATCTTAAAACTCACACAAGGTAATGTAACTGACTTGAATGAGATTGAAACCTACATCAAACAGGAGTGCCTAAATCATGATGTCAAAGAAATTGCATTCGACCCTTATAACGCTGCGGCACTTGTTGCTAACTTATACAGCCATGGGCTACCTGTCAAAAAAGTGGGTCAAGGTATGGCGGTACTTTCCAATCCTTCTAAAACCACTGAGCAGCTTATTCTCAAGAAAGCCATAAAGCACAATGGCAATCCATTTGTGGGTTGGCAGCTTGGAAACTGTGAGGTTTATACCGATGTCAACGGTAATGTAAAAGTACGCAAAAACGAAGCAGACCCTTCTGCTAAAGTTGACGGTATCATTTGGCTTTAGACCATTAGATTGGTAGAATGTGCGTAATTAGGAGAAAATCATGGGACTTTTTGATGTTTTTAGCAGCAAAAAAGTAGCAAATAATGAGAGCAACTCGTTGTTTGGGCAGACTGCATTGGGTAACAATATTGTTTACCAAAGTAATAAACAGCAGCCAAATGTAAATACCCAGATACTCTATGTCACGACCTCCAGCACGACTAATGCTGGTCGTCCTGTTGACATGTCTATGCTTACCCGCAATAGCACAGTGATGTCCTGTATTGCGATTAAAGCCCGTGCATTGGCTCAGTTGCCAATTAATATTTGCTGTGAAGGCGAAGATGGTGAATATGTAAATGCCATCAAAGACCCATCAGTTGGTACACGCGATAAAACAAAAGCCAAGCAAGTTGCCAAGCTTTTGAATAACCCTAATAACTTTCAAAGCAAATATGAGTTCTGGTATCAGTGGCTCATGTGGTATGAGCTTGCTGGTGAGTCGTTTACTCTTTGGTGGAGAAAAGACCAAGAGTCTGCAACAGAGACACCTCTGGAAATGTACATCTTGGACAGCACATTGATTGCCGTGACAATTAATCCTGCTCGTTACCCTTCATATCGCCTGTCTACGCCCTCATACGGCTTCAGTCGTGACCAACCCCTTAAAGCGCATCAAATTATGCACTGCAAGGAAATGGCATGGCAGGGTTCTGCTGGTTTTAACAAAGGCATTTTGGCTGCTGAGTTGGTTGCCCTTGACCAAGACATTGATTTGTACGCTAACTACATTATGCAGAACGGTGCAAAGCCTTCTGGCATGTTTACAACCGATGCTGTTGTGCCTGATGTTAAATACAAAGAAATTGCTGCCCGTCTGAAAGAGGCTTGGAGCAATATGACAGGCTCACGCCAGTCTGACCCTTCTAAGCCCGGTCAAGGCATGTTGTTAGACCAAGGCATGAAGTACACACCTTTGGAAATGCTCAACTTGCAAGATGCTGATGCAGCTAACCTGAAAATGCAGACTATGCGTAGGATTTGCGGTCTATTTGGTGTGCCTCCGCAGATGATTGGCATTATTGATGGCAAATTTAATAACAGCCAAACGCAAATGGATGAGTTCTACAAAGGAACTATGTATCCAATGCTGGTAAACATCCAAGAGAAGCTGAAGCAGCACTTGTTTACTGGTTATCCATCCCTGTGTATTGAGTTTGACACTAGCGACTTCTTAAAGGGCGCTCCACTGGACCAAATGAACTTTGCGACAGCCGGTGTGACCAATGGAATAATGACTCCCAATGAAGCCCGTGAATATATGGGTATGCCTAATATCGAAGGTGGTGACGAATTAGTCCAACCAAATAAACCCGCTGACCAAATCTCTGGTTCAAGTCCCCAAGATACTGGTGGCGGGGGTGGTTCACAAAAGAAGAAAATGAATATAGGAAAGACTTGATAAATAATGCAAACTGATTCAAAATATCTGGTAGCATTAGCGAAACAGGTTCGTCAACCTGTAATACAGTTGCCTGTACTTTTGGGGCAACCCCCTAAAATACAAGATAACAACC